TGAATATTATAATTGTAGGGACAACAACTATATTATGTTCTTTTTGCTTATCAGGGTTAGAAGATATATCTATTCTTTTTCCTTTACAATCGCTAAGATTATCCATCCAGCTAACGCTATTAGAGGTGTTAAAACTAGCATTAAACTCTATTACACAAACTCCTTCAATCAATTCTGTAGGTGGAGTAGAAACGTACATTACTGTAGTAAATAAAAATAGCGTAAAAGTAAGGAGTAAGGTTTTCATTAGGAGTTATTTTAATTCATCAATTTTTCTTTCAATGCTTTTTAAATCAGCTTTTATTTCTATAACGTCTTCTTGGGTTGTCATAATAGTTTGACGGACTAACTGATCTTTCATATCAAACTCCATGCGAGTTATTTCTGGATCGGGAGCTATAGGCAACTCTTTTGCTAATGCTATATCAGCCTGTAAAGCAAACCACATTGCAATTAATGATCCTAATCCTACAACCCCCATCCCTATTGTTTTAAGATCTAGCGTTACTTGCGTTTTTTCTCCAATTTCTTGAGCCATTTTTATAATATTACGTAATTTATTCCCATAGTTGCACTTCCGTAAGGTCTCCCCCAATACTCGTTGTACTTCCCTTCTGTAAAGATACCAAAATGTTTACCAATCTTAGCACCGAAGACAACACCTACGTTATAGTCAACCCATTGACCGCCATGTAGCCTACCGTATGAGTATTCGTAAGCTCCTAGCTCTTTATGGTATGGCATAACGTTCCCCCATGCGTGCAACCAAAAGTCTTTTGAGTAGTGGTAAAAGTCTAAACCTACCGCTGCTGAAAATTGATACTGCTGAGGTAAAGAACGTTTAATATCCCTGTTGTATTGATTAACTATATTCCCGTACCTGTAACGTCTAAACTCTGAATCGGTCTCTGCAACTAAGTTGCCTTCTGGTCCATACCATTCCCAATCGCTCCACTCACCGCTATCATAAACATCGTTGTCGTTTGAATCCATGTACATCCATTGATCCGTATACCCGTAATCATAAGCAAGAAGCCACCATGCCCCGTTATTGGTTGACATCCAATCCGTAATAGGATCTACACCGTATGCAGGGTGTCTACGCCACGCAACCCCTGCGGTAAAATTTAACTTCTTACCAGCTTTAAGTCTAAGCTTTAAAGCGGTCTCTAAATATTTTATATCTGATAACCCGTCCTCCATAAAATCTATCTCTGCTACAAACCTTTTTGAAAGGTGTCTAAGAAAGTATCTTTGATTCTTAGCCTCTCGACCCGTAAGCCTTGCGTCAGAGCGTTCAAATACATACTCGAACCCACTAACATGCCCCACGTTGACTTCCTCCGTCATTGACACCTCAGAACCATCGTAGAAAGCTCTAGCTTTGTTTTCATAGTCAAACCGAGCTAACTTTCTTAAACCAATTGAAAAAGTGTAATTAGGTAGATTATTCATAGGTATTGTAGTAAGCACACCGTCACGCACGGCATACGTACTCTCTTGAACCATAGAGTTTGACTGATTAAACGAAGTGTAAAAAGTGCTGTACTTAAAAAACTTTTTTACAGCTCCTTGACTAAAAACAGTTATCGGTAGAAAGAATAATAAAAATAATAGTTTTTTCATGTTTCTTATGTTGCTAAACGACCACTTGTATTGATCTAATCAATTTGTCAGTTAATATTGTAGAAGAAGCAGCTGGAGGCATTACAGATACAGATGAACTACTTTTTGTAAAATTTGCAACAACGCTGTTGTTAACAGATACGCTAACACTATCATCAAGGGATGTACTTACAGATATACTCATTACTTCTCAAAGGCTTCAGTTATATCTGGATTGACAGTAAACTTCCCTCTTAACACTGTTCTATGAGTATCTAAGCCAGTACTACTAGGTAGTATGTACTGAAGGTCATAAGAGTAGCTCCCAGAAGGAACCTGACTCATAGTCTCCGCAGAAGCCTCTATAGTTACATTACCCACATCGTCTAATGTAGGGGTTTCAAAAGTATTACCCGTAGAGGCAGCAGGAATACTTAGCGTTTCAGTTTTAGATTTAGATTTAACTCTCACTTGATCTTTAGCTGCAGCGTTAGGCGTACCTAAGATTAAAGATGATGTAGATGACCTACCTCTTTTAGTTACGCTTTTAGACTTCACTTGCATTAAAAAAGTATACCCACTTGTAGATAATGTAAGTAGTGTACCTGCAGAATTTTTTAAAGTAATCGTAATAGAAAAGGTATCTCCTTTCCTACACGTTATATTTAATACATCTGAAGTATCTAAGTTTACTGAGCTAGCCATTTTATTCGTTTAATAATGCGTTAATTAGTTTGTTTGAGCTTTCAGGCAACTCATCTCTCTTCCCTTGCCTTTGTGCAATAAGCTTACTTTGATCAGAAGTTTGTTGCTCTAATCTATCGTCTTTACGAGTTTCTTTTAAAACCTCTAGCTTTTCTTTAAATTCCTTGTCATCTTCTTTAAACCCAAGAGTAGCTTGAGCTTTAATAACTTCTATCTCTTTCTTAAACTCATGCCTCATTGCCTCCATCTTCATATCTAGCTGTGATTGCATCTGAATCTTTTGAGACTCTAATTGAGCAGCAGCTTGCATTTCTGAAATTTTAGCTTGTTGAGATTGTTGAGCTATTTGAGCTTGCATCTCTGCTTGCTGCTGAGAATTTTGCATAGCTATCTGCTGTTGTAAAGCCATACGTTTCTTACGTCTGACAACAAGAAGCCTTTCTGCCTGATTAACATCTTTTAATCCCCGAACAGCCATAGCGTCTTCTAAATCTAATTCTTGTTGCTGAAGAGCCATTTGAATATTTTGCTCTAGATAGACTTTATCTTTCTCCTCCATATCTTTCACAACAACCACCCCGAAGTTGTACATAGGGAGATCTTTAAAAGAAGCTAGAGCCTCCATATTAGTATCCCCTATAGCATTCTGGTATACTTTATAGAGAACAGACTCAGCAGGTATAATCTGGATACATTTAACTATATCTTCACATACCTTTTTAAACAAGATCATCGCAGCATTCGTTATATCATATATAGCGTTATTACCTGCGGCTATAGCTTGCTCTTGAACCCCAACTAAAGCATCACCTTTAGGAGAAGAGGAATCCATAGCCTCGTTAATACCTGTTGTATCTCTTATTAATCCTAAATAGTGGTTATATAACCCTATAAGCTCATTGATATTTCTTATACTATTCCCTATCTCTCTAACTGGAGGGTTTTGGAATCCTCCTTCTGGATTTTTACTTCTGTAATAAAAGACACCTGTCTGCTCGTATATATCGTGAAGGTCTAGAGGCTGTAACTCACCTCCTTTCCCTAATTGCACATTCTCCAATCCCTCGATGTCTATAATCAATCCATCTGGTTTAGCTTTTGCTATAGCCTGCTGTATCTTTAAATGAGTAAGCTGAAGCATGTCTGCAAACCCTATGCAACCGTTTACCATAGACTTAGGCATCATGTTGCGGATATTAGTGGCCGTTACAGAATATGAGAGTCTTGCTTTAGATATATCGTGGATATTCTTAGGTACATTCTTAACCTTCCCATACCCAAACAACTGCTCGCACCCTAGTACATAGCTACCACCATAAACGGTAGAAATTTCTAGTTTGTGTGGGGTGCGTTCAAATACGCTATTCTTATTAGGCTGAGCCTCAAAGCCTTTAAAATAAAAACCTGTGTTCCCGTGTCGATTTTCTTTCTCTTCAAAATGTATACAATCTACAGAAATAAACTCGAAGTCTAAAACCTCAACCATATACTCGTCATATCCAAACCCTGTTACCCCTAAAGAATCGTTATAGCTCTTCTTGTTATACCTACTAGAATCATTCCCATTCTTCCCTTTAGATTTTTCCGCTATTTTTTCAAAGTCTGCTTCTGTAAGTTCTTCCCCCGCTATACGTTTTAATTCCTGTATAGAAATCTTTTTTATATGTCCAGCATATATAAGGTCATCAAAGTTAGGGTCTTCTGTATAGCTGTGTATAAACATACAAGGGTCTACATAAGATGTTTTTATCCCCTCGCTTGGATCGTTAGACCTCTTTACTACAGACATACCTAAAGTAGCTAAATCATTAACACACCTACGAAAGGTGTTGTCTACGAAATTATTCCAAGTTAAAGTAAGTTCCGTTCCAAGTTGTGCAGAAATCTCTCCGTCGCTCTTGATATTTGTTTCAAATAATATTTCGGCTTCTTCAGGGGTATCTGGGATAGAATCTGGATCCATATCTAATACAATCCCTGTTTTTTCTTTTAACTCTGTTAGCTTCCCTTTTGAAGCCACTTGCATTAACACTTTCTTTTTCTTCTCGTTTTTCTCAGACGAAGATAAAGGGTCTACCGCTTCTAGATTGGGATAAGGATTTACAGATAAAATTTTATTAACTACAACCCTTACAAATTTAGGTAGGATAGGAACTGGAGTGTAATCCATGTTCAACAAAGCCCCGTCAGCTTTATTCGGCTGGAGGGAGTTTAATAGCTGTTTATATATACTTGTGTCCTGAACCCCAATAGCATAATCTCTATCTTTTTCAAAGACTCTATTCCTTTTACCTACTAAAGAGGACTCATCAGTAGTCTTCCCCCATTGAGACTCAATAGCTTTTGCATACTGAATACCATACTCTTTACCTTGCTTTTTTTCCGTAGACTCTAACGGATCAGGGAATCCTTGCTTACTTTTACTGTTATTATTGTACATCCTTAAGATATGGTATTTCTATTTAGCAAATATAGTAAATCATCCGATTACTTGATATCTCCTAAAGAATCGTTTTTCAGTTAAATCAGAGGGCTTTTTTGTTTTGGCTTTTTGGGCTCCTAATAGAGCTAATCCAGAGCTAATAGTAAGGTCATATTTAGTTCTATCGTCTATCTTATATCCTATCCAATCCTCTAACGTCTTGTTAAAATACATTTTCCCCATCTCCCCTGTCTCTCTGTTCACCCCTACATGGTCATGTATAAAGGCCTCTATAGCATGAGCGTGAGCTTGGATAATATCTTGAGAGTTAGAAGGTATCCCTTTTGTTTTAGACTTTATTGCGCTAGCGGTAAGCAAATGTTTAGGCCTATCCATTAGATAGCCATCGTAACCCCTTGACTCAAAGTACCTTGCTATCCCGTACTTATTGTTCTCAATTAAGATCGGGTAACCATAGAACACCGCTGCCATTAAAACGTCTTCATAGAAAATTTTTGCTAAAGGAGGCCTAGAAGCATATTCTACGACAAACATATTAGACGGGTTCTCTATGTGAAACTTGTTGTATAAGTGTAATGCACCTTTAGAACCTCGTCCGTCTACCGTAGCGTCAAGATCGTATGAGTCTACTCCCCCTACCCCGTAATTTGAATGAGGGGGGATACGTTTACCTCTTTCTGTTCTTTTTTGGTTTCGGAATTCTGCAGGTGGCATCCAAGCAATCTTAAACCTACCTTGAGGATTTGGATTAAAAACTACCTCAGTGTCCTTCATCCCGCCTTTCCATGTAAAGTTTCCAATAACTACTGGGTTTGGAAAGAGCTCATCGTTATATTCTACTTGCTCATATATCTGCCCAATATTAAAAACGCTACCAGATATACTATCTCGGAAGGCTTCATCCTCAGTAAACGGGAACTGTCGTACTACTTCGTTAAGCTCCGAAGCATCGCTTTTTAAAGAATCTCTTTCGTTTTTCAAAAAAGTCTTAGCTCCTGTATATATATATTCATCGTCTATACCCTCTATAGTTCCCACGGGATCATCTATAACTGGATAACCGTGTTTATCAAAGAAGCCTTCTAAAGAAGCGTACGCAGGGATAAAGAGTCTATACAACCCTGTTTTAGTCCTCCCATTCTTGTTCCTGGTCAAAGGATCCGAATCTTCCCAAAGATCTTTGTATTGGCTTCCGCCTTTGTCCATTGGATTTACCGTGCTTCCGACTAGAGCCTTCCCTACGATTTTTCTTCCGACGATCAAACAAGTCCTCTGAATCCTCCAAGCTTCTCTTATGTCTGTAGGTCTTTCCCATTTTCCTGCTTCGTCTAAATACAATATGTGAAGTTTCTCACCATCGTATGCGTTATTAGTTGTGTTTTTCCAATTTATAACCGTATTAAGAGCTTCCCCTATTTGAGAAGTTTTATTACTTTTAGTTATTCTTTTTGACGGCTCTCTAAAAGCTAATTCCATACGTGGATTAGTTGTACCGTCTTGTATAGGTTTAAAGAAGAATGGATAGTTTCTAAACATATAAACCACCTTCTTCATGAAGATGTTTTCCTGGGCGTCCTTTCCTGTTTTCGACTGTATCCCCATAAGCTTATCTTTAACTTGCGTAGCTTCATCCACAAGTACAGCAGAGCATATATTGGTATAACCAGAACGACGGCACTTAGTATAAAGCTGACCAATACAACGAGGATCAGCCTCGCAAGCAGCCATGTGTAAAAATATCTCACGTTGAAAATTTAAAAAGTAAGGGTATCCAATATCTAACTTAGTCCACTGGAGCATCATGTAATGCCGCCCCGTAATATATATAGGTTCACCGTTGTTATAAAACCAAAAACCCTCACGCCTACGCCTAAACTCTTCTTCGATATATGGACGAAACCTTGCTCTGAATTCTCTTGGCATCTCTTCCCACTCATCCATAGAACCAATACGAGACAATTCCTGCGGCAAAGGTAGCTTTTCCCACACCTGCAAAGCGTTTGATTTTTTATATCCGAAAATTTCTTTCTTAGACGGCCTTTTTGGAAGACAAATGAGTAAATTACCGAGCTCGATAATTTCACCTTCCGTACCGTTGGGACAAATCTTGATAGCGGGTTCTTCATAGTCCTTTATGTCTAATAAGACACTCATTAAAACGTCTGACCATATCTGTTAGATCTAAACCCTGGGGCGCCTGATTTAGGGTTGGCTAATTCCATATACTTATCGCAATCCTCACACTTGATGTCGTGTATCACACCCTTACCCTCGATGTGCCTTATTGTAACCCCTGATTTGCTTACAATTTGATCTTTGCACTCACATTTATATTCTGCCATTTTATTAAAATTTTGCTTTAACGTAACCCCACCCGTGCTTATATGGGGACATATATTTCGGGGCTGGGCCATCACAGCACCATTCCCCTGCACCTCCCCACGGATCTATACACCAACATTGGTTATACTTACGTGCTTGAGCTCGTCGGTGTTTATTTTGCACAGAACATGACGCTAATAATATAGCAGCCATGAGAATAAGAAGATATTTCATTATATATATATTAAATTTAATAGCTTACACGCTATTCCTTTTTTTAGGCCTATTGTTAGCTCTATTTATAGATGCTTTTTGTTTTCTCGTTTTACCTCCATTTTTATAGTGAGCCTCATCTAATCCATCTCCGTTCCCGTAGTTTCCTTTTTTTCTATTAATTTGATTTAGCTCTGCACGATACTTCTTAGCTTTAAGCTTTGACCCGTACTTAGCGTACTCTTTTTTATAATCTCTTTTTATAGCTTTCATAATACTTGTAAAGTTACGTTACAATTTGATTACTCCAGCGTGTATCTCTCTATGACAATTAGAGCAAACTAAAACGCATTTATCTAACTCTTCTTTTATTTCCTCTGTTAGATTAGCCCTTCTTTGTTTAGCAATACCAAATTTTTTAGTTTTAGGATCAATGTGATGAAAGTCTAAAGCGTTGTTACATTTATTATATCCACAACACTGACACTCCCCCCCTTTGTAATCTACAGCTTTTTGTTTAAAATCTCTTTGTCTTTTTAACTTATATGAATTATTGCAAATTTTACACAAAGAACTAATATTAATACCTCCTGTTTGTCTTTTATAAAACTCTGAATTAGGTTTATCTAATTTACAAGAAGGGCAAATTTTCCTGTCAGGTAAAACAGCTCCAGCCCCTTTATTATGTTTTCTACGATTAGTAGAAAGGTTGTATTTTTTAAGCCAATACCTTATATTTGTTTGAGAAGAGTTTAAATAAGTAGCAAGGTCACGTTGAGACATATTGCAATTTATTAAATTCTCTAACGTGTCTCTATCCATTATTTCGAGAATCTTTCAGCGAATCCGCCAGAATAGTCCTTTATGTCTTTTATATTCCCGCTTACCTCAAGGTCTTTTACCATCTGGGCTAACCTCTGTCTTTCTATAATAAGTTCTTTGCAATCTGTAGCGGTTTGCTTTATAGATTGAAGTTCAGCTTTTCGGGCGGATCCGTTTATTTCAGGATCTACAGGTTTTTTAACTTCTTCAATCATATTATCTATAGCAACTTCCATGCTATGCATAAGTCTTTTTGAAGCGCTTACGGTAGTGAATTTAGATTTCGACATACATTAAGTCTTCTGCACGGGTACGGTAATACTCCACCCCGTCTATAGTTATACGATAGTCTCTGTTTTGTTTAAATCCCACTACGTCTCCTGGGAGAACTCCTATTTCATCAGCTTCTTTACATGTGTAAGCTACTTCCCCTTTGGTGGGCAACTTCTCTGTTAAATCTACTATCTCTATAAGATCTGACTGAAGGCTTAACTCTTCTTGCTCTACTGATTTTAATAAACACCATCCCGTTAGACACCGTATCTTCCCATCCTTCTGGCTTTTATATGCTATAGCTTGATTAGAAATCGCGTGGTCAGGGTCGTAGTTTACTATATAAGTATTATCTTCTTGAGTAAATATCTGACCGTTATTATCCCCACCTAAAACTACTAAGTGATGAAAGTAGAGTGTATCCCCTTCTTCTACACCTGTGTCGTATTTAAACGGTGTGCATACAACAGGCCCTTCTGTCGTCCTGTTTTTAAAGTCGTCAAATTTAGCATCAACGTATAACTCAAACCCACTCTCTGAAGTAATTGTATCCTTAAGTCTATTTTCCAACTTAACGACAAATAAATTAAAGGTTTTCATGTATTAAAAGTTACAGTCAAATTCTAACATACATGGCATCCCATCTATAGCTTTCCATAATGTCTGTGCTCCCTCTTCGTCTTGCATATACACAAGATATCTATTCCTCCCATATTTAGATAAGTGTCGGTCATCTTGTATTATTGTACTCACCTTACCTCCTCCAGCTCTCATTCCGATATAATAAGCCATACCGTCTTTAGGGTCTCTTCCGACCACAATTTTTCTAATAAGTCCTTCCATTTTATTCAGTTTCTATACCCATATCCTCTAAAAGATCATCAACATCATTGTTAAAGTCTTCAAAAGTATCGAGCTCTTCGTCTTCAATTTCTAATTCAAATGTGCCGTTTATAAAATCTAATATCTCTTCTAATTCAATAAAATTAGTTAAGTGATAACTATATATAGCATTCATCTTCATCTCTCCAAACTCATCTTCATCCATAAATCCAGATACTAATATAGATACAAACCTGTCTCGCATATCATACTTGTCAACAAGTTCGTCCATTTCTATAGCTAGTTTTTGTATCTCCATTAAAAAAGTTATATCTTGCATGATTATATATATTTTATGCCTAAAAGTAAAGTGCCTAAAAAAAGGCTGTTTAGAGAGTTCTCCCCGCAAGATAAGAAATATATCCGTAGGAATTATTTGAAGAAACTAAAAATTGTAAAGCATTTTGTTAATAAAGAATATGATATAAATTTCTCTCACGTAGAGTTTTTATTGTGGGGGTATGATCTTCAGTTCTTTACGATTAAATATGCTTCAGAAGACTTAGTTATGAATAGGAATAATACTCAAAATAGGTTTATATATCCGTTAGTAAATAAAGGATATCTATATAAACATTTCGATAAACTTACCCCTTCTCAGACTTTTGAAGATCATCTCTTTAGAGAAGAAACGAAATATAACTATAGAGTAAGGTATGCTTTAACGCAAAAAGCTAGACTACTCGTACAAAGAGTATACCGAGAGCTAGACGGTTAATCAGGCTCAGTGTACCAATCCCCGTCAGCATCTCTTAACACAACCATTATCTCTGCATGTGTGTACGTTGTCTTCCCATCTAAAAACGATGGTTGATCTTCCCCTCTGTATTTAACTAAGGCTTTACTCCCGTCTTTACTGTATCTCAGCATATCGGGGTTACGATTAGCTAACTGGCCAAAGTCTATAAGGTAGTTGCCGTCTTCGTCCTTTATATCCGTTGTGTTTAGTATTACGTATGTAGTATCCATAATTGTTTTATTAAGGGGTGTCAGAGATAAATGTTGGGCCACCAGACGTTAAACCTGGGAAACCGTTTAATGGTTTTAATGAAACCTCGCTAAGTTTAACTGTAGAACCAGATGTTAGTTGATACAATATAAATACCGTGCCTGCTGCTCGATAATAAATAGTATGAGTCCCTACTGTTTCTTGTTCGTTAGTCAAATCTACAGTTGCTGCACCAGTATGATACTTCATAGCAACCGATGCTCCTAATATTTCAACTATAGTGTAAGTGAGTTTGTATATTTTCCCCGATGTAACAACATTCTGACTGCTCGAACCATTAGTAGCATATACTCTACCATCATTAGCTGTACCATCATTATGAATAACTAGCAAGCCATCTTCTATAGTCACTCCTTCTGCTGCGCCAGCATCACTAAGCCCAGCCCACCCTAAAGACCAACTATCAGCAGTTATATCCCCATCAGTTTCAAAATCTCCGTTAGTAAGTGCTTCAGCTCCAAACCCAGGTGCATGCTGATCGTGAACAGCTCCGTTTGCTTTATCGTCAAACGTTCCATTCCCCATCCTGTAATATGCTTGTAACGCAGATGAGTTATTGTAGTTACCGTTATCGAAAGTTAAGTTAGTCGGTCTACCGCTGTTGTATATAGCTGTTACATTGTCTGCGTCTAAAGCTGCATTCCATATAGCAAAGTCGGCTATTTTTCCGTCATAAGAGTTTGAGGTGCTATCACCATTATTGTTAAGACCTCCAAAAATGAAGTTTATATCAGACGAAAATTGTAAATGGGTTGCAGCTGTTAAATTTTGCCCACTGTAGTTTTGACCTACCACAACTCCATTTACATATATAAGCATGGTTGTTAAATTTGATCCCGTTCCATCAATATTTGCCACAAACGCTAAATGAGTCCAGCTCGTTGCAGCTCCAGAACTAAAAACGGCAGCATCTGTGTCAACTCTAGTTGATGTACTATCGTGTGCTTCTAAAATAAACCCAACGTTTCCAGAAGACATAAATGCCCTCACCGAATCGTTAAGGCTAGCATTTCCAGAACCTAAAAAATATTTTACAGTACTTTGACCATCATCTGGCTTTAACCACATAGAGATAGAAAAATCACCAGCAAAAGTAGTACTAAAAGTATCCCCTGTATCTACATAATCATCCGTACCATCAAAAGTTAAACTATACAAAGACTCTAGTGTTGAACCTGATGATACTGTGTTTGCTAATCCTAACATATTACAAAGATAATGGATCTACGACTAACGCTGTAGAGAAGTCTCTATACACTATAGTCACTTCTTCTTCTTGGAGCGCTTCCGCGATTTCTTGGTAGACCCTGTAGTACGCGTGGGTACTTCTCCCGATGAATCCGTTTTCTTTGATATTGTTGTTTTCTTGCGTATCGCCCAGCAGTAAACATCCCGCAGTGTCCTCATCAGTATTACCACAATGAATAAGAATATATTTAAAATTTGGGACATCACACACTTCAAGCATCCCCATATGCATGTCAGCAAACCTATGGGCGTATTTGGCATCGAAGCCACCTTCAGTTCTAAAGCCGAGACAATACTCTCCTTCAGGTATACAAGTTTCTCCACGCACTTTTTTTTCACGGCTCTCATCTTCGAGAGTATAGCATAAAAATCTTCTTTCATTAGTTATGTCAAATAATATTCCGTTAGTTGAATCCTTTCCTTTGTTGAACCTTATTACTTCTAGCTTCATTTTTTATTTTATTTAATCTAGTTTTCTCAGCCTCTTTAACTGCGTCTCTTCTTTTTCTTCTTGGGTTAAAGTAAAATTTGTTCAATCCTAAAAACTAGCGCTACCCAAGTTTCGCCTTCCACCGTGGGATGGATGTCTAGCGTTAAGCTTAGCTATCTTAGTGTTTGTAATTAACTGTCTAAGATTATTTATAGGGTTTTCTATTGTCATGCCAGTCTCTCTAGATCCGAGACCCTGCCTCCGATCACTATTAAGACGATCTTTTCTGTTTAAAAGACGTTCACGTTTATTTTCTTTCTGATTAGATATAATACTAGCTAGAACTTTGAAAATATTTTTTTCTTTTTCGTCAGAGTCCCCAGAAGCCATGTCACCAAGTGCTTCTGAGTCTACGTCGTATGACGCACATTTACCACCTGCACAATCTCCTTCTGGCATTGCTGGTTCATCCTCATTCCCAAAACTGTAGTCAACAGCTGCTGAAGATTCTTCAGCTTCGTTGTCCTTAGAATCCTTTCTTCTAGCTAACTCTTCTAAAAGAACCCTTAAGTTTAATAAATCTTTATTTTTGTGAAATTTTTGTCTTTGAGCTTGCGAAGGAGTAGTTCTCATGTTTGAAAAAGGAACCCAAGTTGGTGTTCTCCCACCTTCGTTATATCTCTTTAGGTATCTCATTCGCCTCATATTATGTTGCTACTGCAAATAACTCTAGTTCCGCCCCATCACCGCTAGAGCATAAAGCCTTTATAGTATCTAACTGAGATAAAGAAGCTGCAGAGTCAATATCGCCACCAGTATTTACATCCATAGCGTTATCGTTAAATAACATAAAGGATTCCCCTGCAGCTAGCTGTACGATATATTCTTTAGTGTCACCTGTAGATTGAACCCTGAGGTTAACAGTATTAGCCGCACCTATATGGGTAAGACGAAGGTATTGTAATGTTCCGTCTTCTATAGCGCCAGCAGCTTCACGAGCTGCTTGAAAGTTAAGTATATCCTCTTCTGTATTGTCAATAGTCATAATTCTATTGATTACAGCGGTTACACTAGGTATAGAAAGGGTGTTAGTATTCCCTTGATCCTTACCATTGAGGGTCATCTCCTCCGTTATAGTTACGTTTAAAGTAGCCATCTATTATTGCATTGGCATAGAAGGAGACGGTGGGATATTTACCCCAGGAGTCTCTCCACCTCGTTTTAATAGTTTCTCCATAACCTCACCTACGGTTACTTCGGGTGGGATTTGAGATAACATCTCTAACAATGCATTTACATCTTGTGGTGCGCCTCCACCTTGCGGGTCTCCTTGCATCTGGCCTGGTTGACCTTGCATCTGACCACCCATATTAAACTTATTAATTCTCATAGCTATTTATTTTATACAAATATAAGGTATTATGCGCCACAACCTTCGCACTCATGCGGAGAGTCTATATTGCATTTTGTCTCTCCAGATTCTATTTTATCCTCTTGCTTTTTTAGCTTTGTTTGATTGAGGAAAGAAGGTTGATCGAACTCTTCGTTAGGGTTGTTGGTTTTGTTATTCATTTATTTAAAATTCTTTATGGATAAATTGTATAAAGTTTTCATCTGGAAGTATAGGTAGGAAAAACGAATTCGAAGGTTTATCTTTAGGTTCAGGGTCTGGCATATTTTCTTGAGTGTGCTTAAAGGACGCTCGTCTCGTCTCTCTATCTTCATCCTTCCCCCTCCAATGACCGTCAAGCCATTGATTATCCCACTGAGACTTATCAGTCAATATAGTAGCTATGGAAGTACTTGGAGATTTTGCAATATTAGCCGTAAACAGAAGATCTTGTATTTCTGGGGAAACCTTATCCATGTTCTTAAAATCCTCGTTAGTTAGTTCAGGAATACTGTAGCCTCTATCGGTAGCTATAGTTTTTAATCTATTATAAGCTGTTTTAGCTGATTCTTCGTCAAATTGATATCTCCCTTTTCCTGGACCTCCTCCTATTTGACTAGCGGAATAAGCCCCAATACCACCTTCATGAGTACCTACTAAATCCCTAAATTCAGAGAATTCAAAAACAGGAGAATCTACACTAGAGGATAATATGCTGTCTAATTTAGCTGTGTTAAGATCTCCATGAGGATGTCCAGGACCTTTTCCTCCGTTATGGAACTTCCTCACCCTCATACCTGGAATAGTTCTTCTATTTATATTCATCGTATAGACTTAAGTATTAAATCCCTTTGCTCTCTAGTAAACCTGTTCTCCATAAACTTCATTAAACCTATCATGTTGTTTGTAGGGGAAGGTATATTTTTTAATTGAGAAAGTATCTCCTCAAAAGAAACGTTAAAGTTAACACCTTTTTCTTTTGCTGCATTTACACCTGTATCTAATACCGCCTCAAACTCTTCCCCTTTATCTAATATCAATTTCCCAGCTCTATTAAAAGCTGCATACGCTTCAGGGGATATGTTTTCAGAAAGTTTTCTATATACTTTTCTTTTTGTTGGGTCTTGTATTGGAGCGCTCCTATCTTGATTCATTCTATAAGCTAAACGTTGTAAAGGACCATATTGTGTTGCATGCACTTGCTCGTGCTTAAGCGTATCTGCATCATCCTTATACATAACGATCTCTTTCTCTCTAGGATCGTACTCCCCTTGCATCATAGGGCTGTCAGCCCCGTAACTAGAAAGCATTTCTAATACCTCTTGGCTGCTAGCATCTCTAACAGGTGTTTTTTCTATTCTACGGTTAGCCCTTCTTTGTCTTAGTTTTTTAAAAATACCCCCACCGTCTTGATATTTTTTTACAAGCTTATTTAATAACCCCCCTTTTTTATAACCTAATATTGGCAATTTACTCATGTCATCCTCCTGCATCATTGAGGTGGATGCGCCAGCTGCACCAATATACACTGGGACCCTCCATAATAATCCCATTAGGGATTGAGCTTTTTTCTCCTCGTTACGCCCTCCAATAACCTTGTTGTACCACAAATCATCTGTTCTTTGTGCAGCTTCTGTTAGATCGTCTAAAACTTTTTGAAGACTTCTATTTTCGTTTACAACACCTAATTCTTTTAATTTATTTTCAATTCTAGTCAAAGAAGATGGAATGAATTTTCCACCCGCACCATCATCTACGCCAAAAAACGACATCCCTCCTTGCTTGCCTAATATCGCATTTCCACTTTCTTCTCTAGCGGCTAACGCTATATTTTCTATTTCATTTTTTGTGTACCCTAGAGATACTTCTAGATGCCTTCTAGTCTGACCCATTCTAGCTTGAATCTCTACAGGTTGAGATTTATATTGAAGAATCCCTTTAGGGTCTGGTCTACCAAAAACATTTTTACCCGTCATTTCTAACTGATTACCACCTTTATACATGAGATTTGTAGCGTCTTGAGTTAAATAAGGGGTCCAACCATCTATTATTTCTATCGGTAATTCATCACTTCCAAAATGTATATGATTCAATTCATGGTATATAACATCTGATAAGTAATTTTCAGCGTATGATATAGGGATGTTAGTTCCTTTAGAAATCATTTCAGCTAGTTGGCTTAAACCGAAAGTTTCTAAAGCGCCTATCATATTTAAACCTCCCGTAGCCATTCCAAGTTTTTTAACTCCAGTTATAGGGTCTGGGGCTGCTCCAGCGGCTGCTTGGGCTGCGTTTTTCTCTATATATTCTGCATTTAGTAAATCTAGCATAGCTCCTGCTTTGTCTGGATTTGTACTTGCCTTCTCTTTAAACCTTCTAGAAAGGAATTTTTCAAAAGGTTCGTCATATATACCTACATCTATCCCTTTACTAATATCTCCAAAACTTGGTGTTTGTTTAATCTTATCAATAGACTCATAATATCTAGGTAGCATACCAGTCTTATTATACAGTTCGTCAAGTATTTCAACGCCACTCAACCCATAGCTTTCTTTATATTTTAATAAGTCAGCTGGATCTGAATGATATTTAGATAAACCTGGTAGACTTGATGGTATAACCTTACTAGAACCTCTAGCCTCACCGTAAATCTCTGTTAATCTAGCTTTTGCTAAAGGGTTGGTATAGTAATCCAAAAGGCTAGATTGTGTCTCTTTCATTATCTGACCTATTGTTTTACCTGAAGTAGGGAGAATAGTATTCATGGATGGGTTTCTGATTTCATCCATAGCAACTTTAGCTTCGTCAATACTATTATATAAACCAGCATCCACTAATTTTTCTTGAAGTGATAGAATTGCTGGTTTTTGAGATGTAAGGCCAGAACCAAATAAACCTGCTCTTCTAGTTTCATATAATGAAGGGACGGATTTGTCAGATAGTTGTATTGCAGAGTTAACCTTTGATGCGTTAGCTGCTGGTTTAGCTTTTTGTGTACCAGCTAGTTGTTGTAAAGGTGTTGTTGAAGGTGAACCAGCATATGTAGGTTGTCTGAACGCACCTTTTACCCCACTTAAAATGGTTCTACTCGCCATAGGCGCCATAGAAAGGAATAGAGCTTGCATCCCAGCATCAGATAGATTCCCTACTACGTTAGATAAATCTTTAGGGGATAGCCTACCATCTTTAAATCCTTGTAATAAAGCTTGATCTGCTGCGTCAACACTAGTATTCATATGTTTAAGAGCCTCTACATAAGCTGAAGGGTTGAACATAGAAGTAATAGAATCGTATATATTGCTCTTCTGAGCATCTAACTCTGCTTTAGTAGGTCTAGTCATCCCATACTTACCTGTATACTTAAGCATTTGCATAGGGTTTGCAAACATAGTACTCCAGTCTGCTTTTTTTACTTCGTCTGGGGCTTGCGTTATCTGCGCAGGCTTATCTATTAACTTTATTTTATTATCTACAGGTAGGACTGGTTGAGTATATCCTGATGGTTGAGTACTCTCAGAAACTAAGCTAGATAACACCTCTTTATCCTCAGGCGCACCTTTATATTCCTTTAACATCTTAAGCAAGTCATTTACATCACCACCGTCTTGATATTGTCTTACTCTACCCCCATCGTTAAAAGAAGCATTTATAATTTGCTTCTCTTGAATCTTATTCTTGTTTCTGTAATACTCTAACTCCTCAGGTTCCACATCCCTCATACTCCACTTCTTACCTTTCTCATCCCAAACTTTATATTTGTAAGGCTCCTGTCCTGTGCGCATGTTAGCGTTAAGCTTGTACATAAGCTCTGTATTACGTCTAGAGGTAGGTATAGAAATAGTGCTATCTTTAAGATCTTTATCAATTGGATCTTGCTTTATTTCTTTAAGTAAAGATTTAAGTTTTTTAGGGGGGATATGTTTTATCCTTTTCCATTCTGGCATTCCGCCAGGAATAGCAACCCAATTATCTTTCTCATCTTCTGGCGGGGGAGTAAATCTATAATCATCATCAAAAGTATGAATAGCACTCCAAATTAGACCGTCTTTTTTCCGTTGTCGTGTAATACGTAATTTATTTTCCCTCCATTCGTCTCTTTCTTCAAGTGAATCAAACCCATCCATAGTTGGGTTATTAGTAACGTTTTTTAATTGATTTGGTTTATGTTTTATAGGCCAGAATTCAGTAGGTTTTATTTTATAATTATATTTTCCATCTGCACGATACGTACCATCCTTAATCCGTATTTCCTTCTTCACAACTCCGTGTGGGTGATCGTGAGGCATTATGTTCCCCCCTTTATGATATTTACGTACTTTAGGCATAAAGCAAAGATAACTAAAAGGCCTTTATTAATATTAAGTGGATAGAGGAAGATAAGGGTATCTCAGTCTTATGTATAGTACTGGCGTATATCACTTCATTCAAGAGGTCAGCGTCATAAGACTCTCTTTAAGCATACAAAAAAAACAAGATCGGAGTGCCTATACACTCGCTAGCCGTTTTGTACGTGAGACGCTAAATACTCTGCTAAGGTACCACTTTTTTTTTGAAAAGTCAAGTCCTTTTATAAAGGTTTAGTATATAAGGGTTAATCCCCACGTAGTCAATAACTTACAGAGTTAGGTTAAAGTAAAGGTTTAAGTAAATGTAGCGCGCGCACTTGGTAAAAATGATGGCAAAATGCTAAAATGAAGTGATCGTGAAAAAAAATGTGAGAAATATTTAGAATGGGGATTATATATATCTGAGGGCGTTGGATTCCTGAAACGAAATTAACATTTTTTAACCCCGTCCCCTCTGTATTCTATCTTTTTTCGCGTATATATTCAGCTTTTTACGGTATCTCATTGATATTCAATCACTTAGCTAGGATATGATAAAGGCCTACTTAATGTAATTGATGGTATGTCATTGGTTATGAAGGAGTTACAGTACATCACTTAAAGTTATGGTTGATATGTATATATATAGTGCATGTATGTAGTTGGTAATCAGTGAGTTAAAGGTTGTTAGTTAATGTTATGCTTAATGTAGTTAATTGTATGTCGTTAATAGATAGGAACTTGAAAGGTAGGTACAATCCTACTGCTCTCTTATCTCTTATCTAGAATCATTCTAAATAGCATAACCATTATCTTATTTAGATTCATTCTAAATAGTGTACCTTATTAGTATATATCTTATTTAGATTCATTCTAAATAGTACGTGATACAACAAACGAAATGAACCACCAAACCAAGTTATAAACAATCTATTGTTCATAAGTTCTAACTGCTTGACTATCAATAACTTACAATGATATCCATTTAACATATTTTAACACCGAGCCATTTTAAGCCGTTCTAAGCTACTTTGTGTTGATTGTGGGGTGTTAGTATAGGTAAGGTTGAGAAGTGCTTACTAACTGATAATCAATGAGTTACGATATGTTAAATAAAGTTAATTTGTAACTACTTGATATTCAGTGTGTTATGATTAGGTTTTTCATTATTTTTGTTTCACGCGCGTACGTCGTGTGTGTGCGCGGTTCTTTGTATAAATAGAGA